TGCTTGTTGTTCTTGTTGTGCCTTTGTCATCGTTTGCATGACTCTTTCATTTGAACTTGCTACATATTCTGACATAGCTTCCAAATAAGATTCTTGCTTTGCTAAGTACTTTGCTGATGCACTATCAGGGTCAGTCAAAGCTTCAGAACGGTCGAAGTCAGCTGGTTTTGTTGGTTTAACAGGTTTTTCTAACACTGTTTCCTTCTCCACTGGAGCAGCTTGTGCAGGTTGACTTACTCTAGACATTAATTCTGTCATTTGTGATTTCAACATATCTACTTCTGCTTGTCTCTTATCAGCTTGACTTTGCCAGTATTGAAACTGGTCAGGGTCGTTCTTTGGTTCCATAGTAACTTGAGTATCAGTTGGTTCACCTTCAACTACTTCATGGCTGACAGGAGCAACCTGTTCTTGTGCTTGTCCAAATATTTCGTTAAAAATGTCATCTGAAGTAGCAGTTGGCTCAGTCGTTACGCCTTCTGCTCCTTGCTCATTTACTGTGTCCATTATATTTTCTTCCATTTTATCTCCTATGTTAACTCTCTTCTACCTCTTGTGGTTCAAATATATCATTTTCCATGATATCCATTTCACCAGGAGAAGAGTTCATCAACTGTTGTTTTGCATCGTTCAACCTTGCTTTATAAAGCGTAGTTGCCATATCAGCTCTGTTAGATACTTTATCTAACTCTCCACTGAATTTTTCTACTTCTAGTCGTTTTTTAGCGTGAACTTCTTCACGTTGAGCAGTTTGTAAATCGCCCTTGACTTTCTTTAATTCTTGTTGCAACATTTGTACTTGTTGCATTAATTGTTTCATTTGTCCACTTCGTTCTAATACACCATCTACATCTACAAGTTCTGATTTTTTCAATACTTCTACTTGGTCAATTAATCCCATCTTGTACATATCCATGTAATTGTTTAAAAGTGCCATTCTATTTGTTGGTAATGTAGAACCAGATACTACCACAATATCGTACTTTCCAGTGCCAATATCGTGAAAACGTTTTACATCTCCATTTTCTATTTCTTTATAGAAGTTAAATCGTTCTTCTTTTTCAGTTCCATTAGGTTGTACCAATCTAATTACTTTTTCTTCTGTGTATAATTGCTGCATTAATGGTATTGCAACCTTAGCTACTTGATTTAACATTCCTTCTATATCATCTCTTCTAGATTTAATTCTACGCTGGCCAAACTCGTCAACAACTAATGTACCTCTATATGTCGATGGCGCACTTTTACCACTACCCTGCATTAATTCAAAAATACCAAATCCATATTCTAAATCATATTTGGCATCAGCTTCATTTTTATAAAGCTCATTTGGTAGTGGGACTGGGCCAGCCACAATCGGTGCACCTAACTCTGCATCAAATTCAATAACACTAGTACCTGCCTTACTCCATTCTTGTTCTATTTGGTTTAAATCAGCAGAACCTCTTGGAATCAATAACTTTACATTGGTACTTGTACTAGCGTGTGCAATAATTAATGAACGTATTTTGTTTATATACTCTTGTAAAGGTCTATATAATCTTACATCTGATTCTGGATATGGATTTCTATGATGTATATTCATCAAAGGAATAATAGGATAATCCTCAGTAGGTAACACACGTTCATAAAGTTTTTTATCTCCAACGCTAACTACCATTTTTACTCTACATTGCTCTATTTGATTTGAAACTATAGCTTTTGTACCTATTAACTCCTCTACTGTCATAGGAATTAATAGTGTAGTGCTTCCAGGAATAGAGTTTTCATCTTCTTCCCCTGGAACTCTTACTGGTTTTTGAGGAATAGGGTTTCCCTGTTCATCCATTTGTAAATCTGGTACTTCATAATGGAACATTGGTCCTATAGTTTCTATAATATTAAACATATCTTCAACAGATTCTTCTTCAAATAGAATAATTTCTTCGCCTTTAATGGTTTTTACTTTAACATAATATGTTTTTAAATACTCTTCATATTCTTCTTCTGTAAGCAAATGCTCTTGCTGAGAAAATGGTTCGTAACAATTATAGTAAGAATCCATTTGTTTTGAATAACGTTCTATGTATTGTCTTCTGTTATGTACAGTTTCTGTTCCATCTGTAGTAAATAGTTGCCCTTCAGTAGCTGCTAAGTTTGTAACTGGATAATCATCTGATTCGTCAGGATGCATTGCGGATTGTTCAATAATATCAGTAAACTCTGGATATATTTGCATTGCTTGCTCATCAGTCATATAAGTTGTTACTAAAATATTAGCAGCATCTCTAGCATATACATCTTTTGCATTTGGGTCTATGTACACATCTAATGGATTGATAGACTTGATATATACTTCACCTTTACCCATATCAGCATCAGGGTCTTGATATACTTGAAGAACTCCCATACCACCAACATAGTAATCGTCAATAGCTTGTTTTAATTCTTCGTCTCCAGCAGATATTTGCCATATATACTGAAACAAGTCTGAAAAGACCTTTGCTGTTTCTCTATCTGAATCTTCACGACCAGTAGAACGAAACTGAGGTGAGTTGTATGTTAGAAGGGATTTAGCAGTTTCTACAATAGGATGTATTCTATTTACTACGATTGGTGCTTGACCACGTGCTTCTAGTACGTCACGTTCTTCATTTGTCCATTGTGCACCTGCTCTAAACTCTACAGATTCTTGAAATTTTTGTGCCCATAACTCTCTAGCACTCTTATAATCGTAAAATAACTCTCTAGTTAGTTGTACTTCTTCGTCTATTTCTACCTGGTTTACATCACCAGTTTGATAATCAAAAACAAACTGTAAATCATCTTGACTTTGAGTTCTTGTGCTTTGTACTCTTTTTTGTATCTTTTTTGGCATCTATCGCTATATATCCCTTTGGTATCTCTACCTTATCTAAACTATCTAGTTTTGAAATAAATTCATCAAAATCTAAATAATACTTGCTTTTTTCCATAAATGTACTATAGCGAAATTACGGGAATTATTTCATTGTTGTCAAGAGAAATCTACAATAATTTCCAACTTTTAGTTGATTTCCTTCTATACCAGGGGTCTTCTTGCATTTCTGGGGTAGAATCATGGGTAGGTCTATAACAATTCTTGTTTGCATAAAAGAATCCATCTAACAAGTCATCGTGCTTACCACGAGGATATAATGTTAGTTCATCTATAAATGCTTGCATATTTTTTTGAATATACACTTTTTTATTAGCAAACAATGGTTGTAAGCTCTCTAATCGATACGATTTGCTAGTTCTAGGGTTTTCTTTTATTTCAAGTCCAGGAATAAACATTCCTAGTTCTTCTGCTTTTTCTTTAATGTATTGTCTCAACATTTCCTGATATCCAACAGATTCAATCCTTGTTTTAGCACTTTTGTAATTTTTAAAGTTATTGATAATGGAATCAGCTAAATCTAAGGGAGTCGCTCTCTTTCTGTAATACGGGAGTACCCAACGATTATTATCACCATCAACAGCAATATTGAATATAACACTATAGTCTGCTCCTTTCTTCGTACTAGATGCAGGGTCGATACCAGTAAACACGTTTACAGGTCTCCTCTCGTTTACTTCCTCACCATTCAGGTTCGTCAGAACGAGGGTCGACAACCCTTGCTCACTTTGTTCGATGTATCCATCGTAGTACTGAACGTCATCTTTTCTAAATAAATTATCTTCATCACCTACGATTTGACACAGGTATTCTCTATAAAACACCGATAATCGGTTAATACTTTCTAATTCTTCTTTCTTTTCCTTTAATTTCTCTACAGGCCATACCTCTGGCCATAAACTATAATCTTCTTCTAGGATAGGTCTATACTCTTTGGTATTCCAACCTTTCATCTCTTTTAAGGTTTCTACCAAACAACGTTCGTGTTGGGGAGTACCAATCACCACAATCCTACCTCTAAGCGGGTCAACCGATGGAACACCAGATTGTAATAACCAACGCAGGTTATACTCCATTGCCTCAGCCGTCTTGGTATTATTCTCATCTTCAGGGTCATCAAGGATTAAAAGAGTAGGTCGTTGATTTCCGTGTTTGATACCACGTATCTGCTGACCTGTACCCTTACATACAATTAAACTGCCATCTTTTAGTTCTACTTCGGTATTAGTCCACTTTCTAGCAGATTGCATTCCCCAGTACCCAAAGAAGTATCGGAACTCTTGTGAATAGTC